ATGAGCGACATGATCCGCAAGCTCCTCGACTCCCGGCTGCCCTCTGATGCGGTAGCTGGACTTGGGAACTTCCTGACTGGTCAGAGCGTTGGCGACCTGATGGCCCGTCAGGATGGCCAACCACCTGAGGAAGAGAGCCCTCTGGTGAAGATGCAGAAGATGGCTTCTGGCGTTCGACCTGACCCCAGCGTGTCTTCACTCCAGCTTGATAGGTGAAGCGTGGAAGAAGAGATCGACATCCCAGACGTTGACCCGGACGGTCCTCTGGTGAATAGCCGTGCCTGCGAAATGTGCGGCATTGTCAAGCCTCTCGACCGGCGACGGTGGCCCCTGGTCCCCGGCACCCAGCACACCCTCCAGCCGATCTGCAAGCAGTGCTACAAGCTGGTCCGGCACAAGCAGAAGGTCGAGTCCACCTCCCGGCGGGCAGCGGAATCGTTCATGCAGGCCCCCGTGGTCCGCAGGGGCGGCAGCAATATCCCGCACAGCACAGAGCTACTTGAGTCGATCTATACGCTCTTTGGTGGCGTGAACGGTCTAGCCAACGAACTGGCCCACACCTACCACTCAGCCCCTCCCGGCGGGCGGATTCGCACCAGCATTCTGGAGTCTGTAGTCCGGCTGACAAACAACGTGGCTGAGAGCGGCGCGGTGCAGAAGCCTGTCTCGCTGATGACGGACGCAGAATTGGAGGAACGGTTGGCACAGAAGATTGCAACCGCAGCCGATGCCCACCGAAACCTCGCATACCTTCAAGAGAATGCCGATGTGGAAGTCCCGTCCGGCATTGTGAACCTATCTTCCTTGGATATTGAGCAGGCTGAGTCTATGCGCAGGCTTTCGGAGCCGCCCGGGTAACGCGCTACTTTTCGGAGAAAAGTTCGCCCTGTTGGTTGTCAGAGCGGAACCGCTGTGGTAACGCTGCAATGAGGAGGGTTACAGATGACCAAAGAAGAGTTTGACGTTGCGGTGAAGGCTTTGCGGGGGAAGGTTGCGCCGAAGAAGGTCCACAAGAACAAGGCACAATGCACTCCAGAGGAATGGGCCGCCAATCTTGACTACACAACGCCCGAGAAGAGGCGCAAACAGAATCAGAGGTGGTACGCCGCGAACAAAGAAAAGGCTATAGCTTCTGCCGCCAAGTGGTTCGCCGCAAACCCAGAAAGGGTCCGCGAGAATCGTCGCAAGCGTTTTGCAAGAAACCCAGAAAAGGCTTTGGATCGTCTTGCAGCATGGGCGGCAGAGAATCCCCAGAAGGCCCGGTTGGCCCGCAGTAAGTACAAGCGGGAGCGTCTTAGGTCCGACCCGAACTTCAAGGCCAGCCAATATCTTCGCAGTCGCCTTTACAGGCTCGTCAAAGGCAACGCCAAACAGGGGTCTGCCGTCCGCGACATGGGCTGCACCATTGAAGAGTTTTGGATCAACATGGAACGGCAGTTTCAGCCCGGGATGACACGGGAGAACATCGGCAAGGCGTGGGAGATCGACCACATCTACCCACTGTCCAAGGCCAACCTGAAGGAAAGCCGGGTGGATTTCTTGGCAGCAAACAACTGGCGCAACCTCCAGCCGTTGACGCCCGAGCAGAACAAGGAAAAGGGCGACTCGGTTACCCCTGAAGCCCAAGCCTTGTTTGACAACCTGAAGGCTGAGTTTGCCCGGGAGCTTTATGCAGAATCCGCTTGATAACGTAAGCCAGCACGGTCGGAAAGAGATGATGGAGTTGCAGCGTGAGCTTGCATCTCGTCGCCTAGAAGCGGTGCGTCTTTACAAGCCCAATGCGAATCAGGCTGCGATTCATGAGTGCGAGTCAAAGGAAATCATCATCCTTGGGGGAAATCGGAGCGGAAAAACAACGGCTGCCCTCGTTGAGTTGGCGTGGGCCTTGACCGGAACCCACCCCATCGAAGGCCGCTACCCAAAGGAAGGCGGCGTTGCGCTCGTTGTTGGGGCGGGGTGGCGGCACATTGGGATGACAATTTACCCCGGGCTCCTGAAGGCCGGGAAGTTCGACATCATCAAAGACGAGAAGACTGGCGAGTGGCGGGCGTTTGACCCCGATGCAGACAAGGATCGGGCGGCAGATAAAAAGCCTGCGCCTCCACTGATCCCGCCAAGAATGATCAAGCAGACATCTTGGGTGCTGAAGAGTGCCGGATTTCTACAGTCCGTAGAACTTACGAACGGGTGGACTCTTTATTGCTTGTCGAGCGAAGGAGAGCCCCCTCAAGGGTTCAGGGCCGACATCGTGTTATTTGACGAGGACTTGTCCTCAGAGAGTACATGGTTGGCGGAAATGCAGGCCAGACTTGCAGATCGCCGTGGTCGGTTCATTTGGTCGGCGACCCCGCACTCAAAGAACGACGCTCTCTTTGGGCTGTGCGAACGGGCTGAAAAGGCTGCGGAGCAGGGACTGGAAAACCCCAAGCTGTTTCGCCTGCGGTTTCTGGATAACAACTTCATACCGGAAGAATCCCGAAAGCTCCTCATTGAGCAGTGGGCTGCCCAAGGCGAAGAAGTCCTTCGCATGAGGGCGGAAGGGCAGTTCACCTACGACAGCATTTTGATGTACCCGAACTTCAGCATGGGAATCCACGGTTTCCCACGCAAGGAACTGCCTGACGGCCAAGTGCCCGAAAGTTGGTGCAGGTACGCGGCGGTTGACCCGGGACACGCTGTGTGTGCCGTACTGTTCGTAGCCGTCCCGCCTTCCGGGGATTTCGTCCTCCTCTATGACGAACTGTACATCCCCAACGCAAACGCCATTCTTTTCGCGGAGAAGTTCGCCGCCAAGCTGGCGGGCCAGCCCCAGCATTACGCCTTTTTGATTGACTCCCACGGTGCGCGTTTAACGGACATTGGCGGTGGCAGGTCCCCCGGCCAGCAGTATTCGGAGCAGTTAGAGATGTTAGGCATCCGCTCAAAAGCCACCGGATCGTCCTTCATGCACGGCAGCGATGATGTAATGTCCGGTGTCGAGAGCGTCCGTAACGCTATGCACATCCGTGCCAATGGCACCACCAAGCTGCGAGTGCTAGAGGGGGCATTGCCCAACTTCCAGCGTGAGATAGCCCGTTACAAAAGGCAGTCCACTGTAGTTGGCGGCACTCACATCATTACCGACAAGCCTCACCCCCGCTCCGTATCGCACTTGATGGATTGCTGCCGCTACATATTTGCCGCAGACCCCAAGTACCACAAGCCAGAGGTTAAGGCCGAGGTTGCGTGGTGGGAGCCCTGGCTTGCTAAGAGGCGGCGGGAGCGTGGCGAGGACGCGAGCGTGGTTTACCTAGCCCCCTCAAGTTACACCTCCCAGACCTACGTTGCGTAACACCCGCGTAACTATTGCCCGCCCTCTAGGGGTCAGTAGGCTACGGCCAGATCATTCCCCGTGGTGGAGGCAAAACCATGCAGATTGTTTCAGTCCAGATTATTGCCGACTTGTCTGTCGGTGATCTCGTCCTGTGGCACGATGACCCGCTCTCTAGCTCAAATCCGCCCAGCCTGGGTTGGGTCATTCAGAAGGGCAGAGAGACAATCTCCATCCTGATGTTTTCTGAGAACTCAGGGCTTGTAGAGAAGAAGAGCGTTCGCCACAGGGACGATCCGTTCTGGCGGGAGTCTGAGATCGCTGGTAACTGGATTCAGTGGGGCTGCTTCACCGTCCATCCGACCACCGAGATTCTCAAGGAAATCAAGCCGTTCTTGACAAAGCTCAAGATGGCCGAGGCCCGCACCCCCAGTGACGAGCCGGTTCGCCGTGGCCCAGGTCGCCCCCGCAAGGAAGAAGCTGTGGAAGTGGAGGTGGCCGAATGAGTCGCCTTCTTACGGCTTTCGCTATGTGTTCGATCTTGACGGGGGTGGCTCACGCAAAGCCTCGTCGCCAGTACCAGCAAGGCCAGCCGGTCCAGAACATGGCACGGGCTGCTACCAACACCGCTCAGGGTGTCGCGGAAGCCTGTGCCCGCATGGGGCGGCTCCAGCACTTGGGTGGTAACTCTGGCCCAGAGGGTCTGGGTATGGGCTCCTCGCCAGATGCGGCCTATCGAAATTGTTGTTACGCCACCTCAGGGATGCCTGACGTTGACGTTGGTTACGCACAGAGCCCGAGCGGTCAGTGGTACTGTTGCAGAAGGTACGGTAGCAGATGAGCGAAGCTAACATCGACCCAGACGTTCCCATGTCCGGTGGTGATCCCAGCCAACTGGCCGATCCGCCACCGGATGTTGTGCCCCAGCGTCAGATGGAGGATGCCCTCAGAAGCATCTCCACCGGCTGGTTGCGAAAACTGGAGCTTGCCCGCAAGGCAAAGAAGGCTTTTTCGGACGATGCCAAGGAAGCGATGAATTTCTTCGATGGTGGAGAGAACTTCTTCTGGAAAGAGGGCGCGGCCCCCTACTCCAAGATTTCTCCCCCCAGCTTTCGGATGACTGTGAACCGGGCTTTTGAGGCTGTGAAGCTCATTGGCTCAGTCATCTATGCCCGCAACCCGGTGCGGACGGTCACGGCAAAGAAGTTCCCAGCCGTCCCGCCTGAAGCTGTTGGGATCGACACGAACCAGCAACCCCAGACTGACCCGATGACTGGGCAGCCGATCCTTCCCCCGGAGATTGAGCAGTACATCCAGGCCAGCCAACAGATTGGCATGGTCGAGCAACAGCGGGAAGCGTTCTCTGAGATCATCAGTGCGTACTTGAACTACACCCCCGGCCAGTTGAACCTGAAGGAACACACCCGCAAGGTGGTGGACGAGGGCATTCTCAAAGGCATGGGTGTGTGGTGGACCGAATTGATTGAGATGGGTGGCGAGGATGGCCCGCCGGTTGGGCTCATCGGTTCATTCCACGACAACGTGGACAACTTGCTTCTTGACCCGGATGCGGACGAACAGGAAGACATCCTGTGGTGTGCCCGTCGCTGTGTTCACCCGATTGCCGAGGTGGCTGAGAAGTACGGCTTGGAGCGGTCGGAACTGAAGGGGCACATGGAGAGCTTCGTGGCCCGGTCTATGGAAGAAGACCGTGGCTACAAGATGAAGAAAAAGAACGGTAAGACGAATGACCTGATCGTCTACTGGAAAATCTGGTCAAAGACTGGATTCGGCCACAATCTCAAGGGCTCCCCGAAAGAATACGCCCAGATGTTCGATGGGCTGGGCCCGAACTGTTATCTGGTGGTGGCAGAGGGTGTCGATTACCCCTTGAATGTCCCCAAGGGCATTGCCCTAGAGGAACCAGACGAGACAGGTCTTCCCAACAGTTTGTTCACGCGGACTCGCTGGCCCATCCCGTTTTACGCGGATCACAACGGCTGGCCTTTCACCCCGTTCCAGTGCCACCGCAAGCCTGGGTCAGTGTGGCCGATCAGTCACATGAAACCGGGGATGCCGGAACTCAAGTTCCTGAACTGGGCACTTTCCTTCCTTGCCACACGGGTGATGATTTCAAGCAAGACGATGGTGGGTGTGAGCAAGGCGGCGGGGGATGACATCAAGGAACAGTTGCTCCGACATGAGCAATCAGGGTTCTCGCTCATTGAGTTGTCCGAGACTCTTGGACGGTCAGTGAATGACATCGTGTCTGTACTCCAGCTACCCCAGGTCACGCCTGAGTTATGGACGATTGTCCAAGCCGTTTCAGAGATGTTCGACAAAAGAGTCGGACTCACAGAACTCACTTACGGCATGACCAGAAATTCCTATAGAAGTGCCGCAGAAGCGCAGGTGAAGTCGGAACAGATTTCGGTCAGGCCAGACGATATGGCGAACGTGCTGGAGGACGCTATGTCCATGCTGGCCCGCCGTGAAGCTCTGGCTGCCCGTTGGTTACTCCAAGAAGAGGACATCGCTCCTGTGCTTGGCCCCATCGGTGCGTCTGTCTGGAAGAGTCTCCAAGAGCAAGTGAGCCTGGGCCAGCTTGCCATGAACTACGACTACCGCATTGAGGCGGGCAGCGCGAGGAAGCCGAACAAGGCTGGGCGTATCGAAGCCCTCCAGATCGCTCTCCAGACGCTGGGCCCGGTCCTTCAGCCCCTTGTGATGCAGGGGATGCCTGGGCCGATGAATGCCCTTCTGAGGGATTACTGCGAGGCCATCGACGTTGATTACACGCCTTACATGATCCCCGAGCCGCCGCCGCAGCCTCCCCAGCCACCAGCCGGACCAGCCGATGCCGCCTCCCCGGCCCCGGAAGGTGGCGGGGAGGTTCCGCCACCACCACCTGAGCCGAATCAGGTTCCCCCGGAGATGCAGCCGTGAGTCGCATATCTGGGTATCCCAGAGTGATTGCCCTCAAAATTCTTCTGGATAACGAGCGGGAGAAGGTCAGGCAGGGCGGAACTCCTGACCCGATGGCTGTGCCAGGGGGAATCTCTGGTGGCCTTCAGGACGCTCTCCTCAACAATCAAGAGTTGATCTCCGAACCCACATTGGTTGCGTTAGAGAAGTTTTTGTCAGGCCAAGGCCCCAGACCGGAGATGTGATGAACCTACCCTTTGACATTCAGCGGGCCAGCTTGGAGGTCCGAGAGCATTACATCCGCATGGTCAACGCGGGGCAGTCTCCCCGATTCGCTGAGATGTGCGCCCTCCAGCAACCTCCAGGCACCCAAGGCACCGACCGGGCCTTCATGCAGGGCAGGCTCGACGGCAACTGGATGGACGGCATCCCGCCCAGGATGGCCAAGAAGATGGCCAGGGAAGCTAAGGCATCGGGCATCAACATCAACGGCAAGTATTACTTGGGCGGGCTGGCTGACAAACGCGGGCACATGGACCCAGGTGCTTGGGTGGATTCTGTAAGCGACATCAAGCGGGTAGCCAAGGCGCGTAACCTCAACGTCAGTGGGATCGTGAATGTGGAGGGGCATGAGGTCGAGCCCGTCAAGCCAGCCCTAAATGCCAAGATCGTGGACAAGCTGGCCAAGCAGGCTATGGCGAGTAAC